GTCGTTTGTTTCTCTCTCTCCGCTCAAATGGGGGCTGGAGGGATACCTATGGATAGGATGGTCCCATGACAAGCTACGTGCGCAAGGCGGTTCCAGTGGAATGTGACCCGGGCGACCATGGTCTCGTTGTGACCTTCGACCCGGTCGGGGGCGGTCCGGAGCGCTGTTCCTACTGCGGAGAGTCGATGTCAGGCCGAGAAGCCGACCGTTGGGGCATCTGGCCACTCGTCATCGCGCTGGTGGTGGCTGCGGCTCTCGTGGGCATCGCGATGGCCCTGGCGGTTCAAGGGACGAACCGGGGCGGCATCGGGGGTACCGGAGGGGGGACGGCTGTCACGCCATCGCCGTACGGGCCTCCGGAGGGCAACCGGACCCTCCCAGTGGGTTCGCTGCCTACCCCGGTTCCGGCTCCGATCCCCGTGGTACGCTGATTCCATGTCGACCGAGCTGGGCACGACAGGTCAGGCCATCTGGGAAGTCTATGGGGCCGCCAAACTTGACGCAGGTTCGCAGGCGTTGGTGCGTGAATTGGCGCGTTGCGCGGATGTGCTGGATCGTCTCGATGACCTGGCGATGGGTCGGAGGCAGGCGTGGGTCGAGCTGGTGTTCGACGACATGGGGGAGATTCACCTCTCAGTTGACAAGATCCTCAGTGAACGGCGTACACACTGGCTGGCCTTCAAAGCGCTGTATGCCGAGGTCAGGGCAGCGAAGATCGAGGCGGACAGCAAGATCAAGGACGAGGGACCCGTGGACATGCTCGCTGAGTTGCGGAAGCTAAAGGGACAGCGTGAGCGTCAATCCGGGTGAACTGATCAAGCCTCGGGTCGCCAACTGGCCAGCCTACGTGACGAGCGCCGGGTCCGAGGTCATCGACCTGATGTCCCAGCTCGGTCGCCCCCTCGACCCCTGGCAGGCGTGGATCATTGAACGGGGGCTCGGTCAGGCGTACGACCCGGAAGAGCACGAACTGATGATGGCAGCCGACACGTGTGGCTGCTGGGTTAGTCGCCAGAACGGCAAGGGCGACATCATCATGGCCCTTGAAATGGGCTGGTTGTTCTTGTTCGGGATCCCGCTGGTCATTCACTCGGCGCACGAGTACAAGACGGCGAGCGAGGGGTTCATCCGAATCAAGCTCCTATTGGAGGGGAACGAAAGCACTCTCGGCAAGGCAATCGCGCATGTCTGGGGAGCCAATGGCGAACAGGGCATCGAACTAACCCCCAAATACAATCGAGCGCGCCTCAGGTTCATGGCGCGTACGGGCGGAGCCGGTCTGGGGTTCTCCGCGCCCAAACTGATCTTGGACGAGGGGCAACACCTGACCGAAGACCTCATGCAAACCATTCTGCCAGTCATCTCGGCACAGTGGGATTTCCAGATGTGGCTGTTCGGCACGCCACCTCGCAAGGACAACGCCTGGATTTACAACATTAAGCAGGCAGGCGAGGGCGACACGCCAAAGATGGCCTGGTTCGATTACGGCATTGACTATATCGATCCGGCCACGTCCGAATTCGCCGAGACGGTTGGGAGTCTCTCGACGCACCAGCAGTGCAACCCGAGCATGGGCGTGCGTCGCCCCAATCGTACCGGCATTCGACAAGCCGCCATCGATGGCGAGATTCGCAAGCTCGGCATGACCATGGCGTTTGCCCAAGAACGTACGGGCATGTGGCTGCCTCGGGCTCGGACGTCGGGCGACAACTCCATTGACCCGGCAGTGTGGGCATCCAGGAAGGCAGCGAAACCGGAAGTGCCCGGGGACCTGGTCATAGCGTTCGGCGTGAACGCTCGGCGCACGCACGCGACAATCATGTGGGTCGGAAAGCTGGGCGGATACTGGCGACTCGGGATTGCTGATCACAGACCCGGCACAGCCTGGCTCATCCCCCGACTGGTCACCCTCAAGGCGCAGTACGCTCCCATTGCCTTCACATCGGACGTGCGGGGGGAGACCACCATCAAGGATCTCAAGGAACATGGCATCAAACTGCCGGACGACCCGGAGAAGCCGAAGCGGGGGGACTTGATCCTTCCGACCATCGCAGACGTGGCGGCAGCGTTCGGCATGATCGTTGACGCTGCGAACAATGGGACCCTGTTGCACCACAACGAGGTGCCACTCAACTCGGCCGTCTCGGTCCCCCCGCGCCCCCTGGGGGGTGGGGCGACCTTCGATCACAAGCAGGGGGTCGAAGTGGGTCCAGCGACCTGCGGGGGGCTCGGCATGTGGGCACATCGAGAACGTGTCGATGCGATCGTTGACGACTACGACCCGCTCGCGTTCATCCACTAACGGCAGAGGCTCCCCGGCGGCTGCTATACTGCCCTTACCACGTGGGCGGAGGGCGAGATGGTTCGAGTGATCGAAGGGGCGGCAACGCTCCTTGGTTGGCTCGTCCGTCTCGCCTGGCTTGCCTGGCCTCTCACCATTCGAACCCTCGGGTTCGGTCTGATGACCTACTCGGTTTGGCTGTCCTGGCCTCGTCTGGCCTGGGGGTTCGCCGGTATTTCCATTCTTTGCCTAGTCATGATGTCCCGACCAGCGGATAGGCGGAAGGCATGAAGCTGCCCTTCGGGTGGGGCGGACCTCCTGAGAAGCGCGAGCAGATCGGCGCGTGGCCGACCTCGCCGCTGTCCGGCCTACAGTTTGGTCTGGGTCGGTCATATGCCGAGGTGGACGCGTCGACCGGAGAGAACAGTCTCCAGTCGATCGCGTTCCGCTCCGCAGTCGACCTGATGGCTTCGCTGGTGTCTGAGTTGCCCTGGGACGTCTACTCCGGCACGGGTGTCGACCGGAAGAAGCGGGGTAAGCCGGGTTACCTGGAGGACCCCTCTGGGGATGGGTATGGGGTTGAGGACTGGGCTTACATGCTGGTCCAGTCCTGGCTGCTTCGGGGCAACGTCTTCGGCAACATCCTGGACAAGGGGCCGACCGGGATGTTGCGTCAGGTCGATCTTTACCACCCAGACAGGGTCAGCCCCCGCCTCGAAGATGGCAATCCGCAATGGTTTGTCAACGGGCGTGAGGTGCCGGACGACAGGATGTTCCATCGACGTGCGTTCCCCGTTACGGGCAATCTGCTCGGTCTCAGTCCGATCGCCATGCACGCGGAATCCATCGGCCTTTCGATCGCTGCCACCCGCTTCGGGAAGTCCTGGTTCCAGGATGGGGGCCACCCTGGGGGCATCCTCTCCAATTCCGAAGCCGATATGAGTGACGAGAAAGTTGTCGGTAAGGCCAAGGACCGCTTCATGGCAGCCCTGTTCGGTGTACGTGAGCCCGTGATCCTGGGTCGAGGATGGAAATACGAGCAGATCCAGGTCGCTCCCGAGGAATCGCAGTTCTTGCAGACGCAGGAGATGAGCGAGGCCAATTGCGCCCGGATCGTCGGAGCAGGAGTGGCTGAGGTGCTCGGATATGACACGGGCAGCTCGATGACTTACTCGACCCTGGTCGACCGCGACATCTCGTTGCTGAAGTATTCGGCGGACCGGTGGCTGAAACGGATGGAGCGGATTTACAACTCATTCCTCCCTCGGCCCCAGTATGCCAAGTTCGATCGTGACGCCTTCCTGGACACCAACATCATGCAGCTCTGGTTGGTCAACGAGAAGAAGCTCAAGACCGGATCCTACACGATCAACGAGGTACGCGCCAAGAACAACGACAAGCCGGTCGATTGGGGTTACGAGCCATTCTCGATGCCCGCTGGCGAGTCGGACGATTCTGGGGGCGACCCTGACCCGACAGTCGCCCCCCCGGGTGGCGGAGCAGGAGGAGGAGCATGAGGATTAAAGGCCTCCCGGTCGTCAGGTCGGGGGCATTGCATCGAGCCGAAGATGCTGCCGAAGGTGACCTCGGGACGTTGTTTGTCCGGTTCTCGCCGTTCGACACCTGGTACGAGATCAACTCGTGGTGGGAGGGCAGATTCCTAGAGAAGACGGGCCCCGGCGCGTTCAAGAAGACGGCTCGCGAGGCCAAGCGCAGCGATGGGCTCTACTCGACCAAGGTCTTGTTCAACCATGGCACCGACTTCAACATCGGTGACAAGATGCTCACCGTGCCGACCCGGTTCGAGGAGATCAATGCGGACGGGTATCACGGACCCGAGCTGGAAGGTCCGCTGTTCGACACCAGCTACAACCGGGATCTGCTGCCCGGTCTGCGGGCCAATGCGTATGGTTCGAGCTTCATGTTCGAGGTCCTGCGCGAGTCATGGGACAACGAGCCAGAGTCCAGCGACCACAACCCGGACGGGTTGCCGGAGCGGACTATCCAGGAGGTCCGGGCGTTCGAGGCGGGTCCAGTCACCTGGCCTGCGTCTCCGACGGCGAGCGCTGGCATGCGGTCGCTTTCGGGTACCGACTCGTGGATGGAACGGGTTGCCGCCCGGTCGGCAGCACGACACGACGATCTGGTATCGTCGTATGCAGCATTCCGGGCGATGTACAAGACGCCCGATTTCAAGCCTGGTACCCCGACACCCTCGCCCGAACCGGACGAGCGCCGTCAGGTCGAAGAGGCAGCGAAGCGCGCGGCAACGGTCCGCGCACACCGTCTCGATCTGATGAAGCGAGGATACTGAGGATGAAGAACCCGTACATGCCGCCCCAGCGGAGCCGAATCATCGGCTACCGCAAGTCGGGTGCGCCGATCTGGCTTGCCATCGGCGGACAGCCGGACGAGCTGGAGAAGCTCGCCTCTCGACAGCGCGAGCTGATCGACCTCATGGAGGCGACCAATCGCGACATTGACGCGGAGGGTCGCTCGGCGGAGCAGCGAGCGGCGGACACTGCGACGTTCGACGGCTATGAGACCGAGTACAAGAAGAACGAAGAGCGAATCGGCGAGCTGAACAAGGGCATCGAGGAGCGCGAGGCGCGCGAAGCCCGAGTCAAGGCCGCTCGGTCGCACTGGGGTTCGGTGGACATCAAGCCGGGCAAGACGACCGACTCGGACATCTACGGCAGCATCGACTACCGCATGATGGGCGACCCGGATACGCACGACCGGTGGGTCAGCGACGCGAGCAAGCTGCTCGACAACAAGCGCACTCAGCGGCACCTCTCCGACCACCAGCGGACCCGGCTCGACAAGCTGCTGCGGACCAAGGATGGCGACACTGACGGCGAGCTGATCGCCGCGTTCCTGGTGGCGACGTCCAACCCGCACTACCGCTCGGCGTTCCAGAAGGCGGCATCGGGTCTCGCCCCGGTGTTCAGCCCCGAGGAGGGTCGCGCCGTCCGGGACGTCAACAACCTCAAGCGTGCGATGTCGGTTGGCACGTCGGCTTCCGGTGGCTTCGCCGTTCCGGTGGTCATCGACCCGACGATCATCCTCACCGCTCAGGGGTCGGACAACCCGATTCTGGACAACGCGCGGGTCGAGACGATCACGGTCGACCGGTGGAAGGGTCTCAGCTCGGCGGGCGTCTCGTGGAAGTTCGGTGCCGAGGCCAGTGCCTCGACCGACAACTCCCCGACGCTCGCACAGCCGGAGGTCCCGACCCACCGTGCCGACGGTTTTATCCCGTTCTCGATCGAGATCGGGCAGGACTGGCCAGGCTTCGCCGAGCGGATGTCGGAGCTGCTCGGCTCGGGATACTCGGAGCTGCTCGCCGAGAACCTGACGATCGGCACGGGGGCGGACACCCCGATCGGCATCCTCGAGGCGCTCGCGGCTCAGACCAGCCCCGACGTGTCGACCCCGATCGCGGCTTCCGGTGTCATCGCGCCTTCGGACATGTACGACCTCTGGGCTCGGCTTCCGCAGCGTCACCGCACCCGGCGGGGGCGGACGGCATTCATGTCGTCGACGGACGTCCAGAACAACGTGCGACAGCTCGGCACGCTGGACCCCAACTTCACGGTCAACATGACCGAGGAGGGTATCGGCCAGCTCTTCGGTCGCCCGTACCCGATGAACGACTACTTCGACGACCTCTCGGCCGACACCGGCAGCGAGAACTACGTCGTGGTCGGAAACTGGGACGGCTTCCTCGTCGCGCAGCGCGCGGGCATGAACATCGAGTTCGTCCCGATGCTGTTCGACGTCACGAACAACCGGCCGACCGGTCAGCGCGGGTGGTTCGCCTGGGCACGCGTCGGCTCGGATGTCGTGGACCCGACCGCGTTCCAGCTCCTGACGAACAACGCCACGACCTAACAGACGTGGGGGACCCCACTGGTGTGGCTCCCAGCAGACACGGGAATGCTGCGCAAGCGAAGACCCGGGTCCCCCGCCCAACCAACACCTATCGGCCTCTGTTCCCCAGTCTCGTCCCTGGGGGCGGGGGCCGATAGGCTAGGATAGGACCAGGACGAGCGACCTGGGAGGGTCACCATGAAGTACAGCAAGATTGCGGGAGTGGTGCGGTACAGCGGCGGCACGACCCTGCTGAAACTGGGGACGTCAATCGACGACGAGCACCCGTTAGCCAAGGAGAAGCCGCACCTGTTCACGAGTGAAGACCCGGGAGCAAACATCCTGGCTCCGCAGGTCAACCCGATCGAACGGGCGACTGCGGCTCCGGGCGATGTTCGAACCACCCCCGGCTCCGGCCCCCGTGCAGGCGTCACTCGCGTGCCGAAGGGCGGGTCGACTCAGTGACGGACGTGGCTCCGGTGGACGAGACGGCGGCCACCCCCACCGACATACCGACCGATGCCCCCGAGTTCGCGGGAGAAGACGCGGGGGCCATCGTCGGCGGCACCGTGCAGGTGGCGTACATGCACGGCACGCGGGTGTCGCACTCGTGGCACAACTCGATGATGAACCTGGTGGGCTACGACAAGTCGATCGGGTTGAACGTCATTACCACCATGCCGTTCGGTGTCGCCTGTTCGGGACCAAACAGCCTGGTCGAGGGCCGCAACATGGCTGTGGCGCACTTCCTCGACAAGACGCACACCGAGTGGCTGTTCTTCGTGGACACTGACATGGGGTTCACACCCGACTCGATGGAGCGGCTCCTGGTCGCTGCCGATCCCGTGGAACGTCCCGTGGTCGGTGGCCTCTGCTTTGCCATGAAGCACATCAAGTCGGATCGGCAGGGCGGTTTTCGGGTGCTGCCCGTTCCGACCCTCTTCATGTTCGCTGAGAACGAGGGACAGGGTCTCGGGTTCGCCAACCGATTCATCTACCCGCCTGACTCGATGGTTCAGGTTGCGGGCACCGGGGCGGCATTCCTGCTGATTCACCGATCCGTCCTCGAGGCAATTCGGGCCGAGATGGGTGACATCTGGTTCAATTTCGTCCAGTATGGCGACGGAGCACAGGTCAGCGAGGACCTGTCATTCTGCTGGCGGCTCAACGCCATGGGCTTCCCGGTATTCGTTCACACGGGGGTCAAGATCACCCATCACAAGGAGTTGTGGCTGTCCGAAGAGGACTACCGCATGCCCGAACGTGAGCCGATGCAACGAGTCATGGACGACGCAGCCCGAGCGGACCGAGGCGACTGTCCCGAGGGCATGGACCCAGCCATCTGGGCGACCTACAACCGAGCGCAGCGCCGGGAGTGGCTCCACGGGAAGGACCGCCGACGTGCTTAGTCTCCAGCCAGTCCCCACCTGGTCGGCGGAGCAGACGCGGGACACGTTCAGCAACGGCACCTTCCACGACGTCATCGGTGGGGTGGAGATCCAGAAATCGGCGGACGACCTCCAGCGGTACCGGGAGCTGGTCGAGATCAGTCAACCAGATATCGTGATCGAGACGGGGACCCGGGCAGGCGGCTCGGCGCTGTGGTTCCACCGGGAGCTGAATCTCCAGGTGGTCACGATCGACGTCCGACCACAATTTCTGAAGAAGGGCGGTCCGCCCTACCGGGGGCCAGGCATCGAGTGGATGGTCGGCTCATCGATCGTCGATCACGTGGTGAATGCGGCATTGACGCATCTCGGTGGCAAGCGGGTCATGGTCAGTCTTGACTCGGACCACCATAGCCCCCACGTCCAGGCCGAGATGTCCATCTGGGGGCAGTTCGTGTCCCCTGGGTGCTACATGGTGGTCGAGGATGGGTGCTTCGACATGTTCCATCGTCTCGGCAACTCGGACCATGCCCGGGTCGGTGGACAGCGGATCCCCGAGTATGGCGGTCCGCTTGACGCCATCGAGAAGAGCGGGATTGCCCTCAGCTCGGAGTGGTGGCGGGACGAGTCGCTCGAAGCCCTGACCCCCATCTCGCATTCTCCTGTTGGGTGGTGGAGGAAGCATGACTGATCTTGCAGTGATCGTCCCGACCCGGAGTCGCCCCCAGAACGTCGCCCCGATCGTCAAGGCTTGGTATGAGACAGGGGCGTTTGGGGTGGCCGACTTGTGGTGGGTCGTCGACGCGGACGACTCTGAGTACGATCGGTACCTCGTGGCGTTCAGGGAGGCGGGACCAGGGTTGCGGCTGGACATCGCCCCCGCATGGCGTCCGCTGGTGCCGAAGCTGAACGCGGCAGCGACCGGCTTGCGCAAGGAGTTCGGGTACAAATACCTCGCCTTCATGGGCGATGACCACATCCCACGGACTCCGATGTGGGCACACATGTTGATCGAGGACCACCTGCGACCCGGAACCGGGATCGTGTACGGCCGAGACGGCATCCAAGATCGGCGTCTGCCGACCTGGTGGTCGATGGACGGGCGGATCGTCGATGCGCTCGGGCGGATGGTTCCGGCCCCCGTCCAACACCTTTACTGCGATAACGCGGTCAAGGCGCTCGGAGAGAGGACCGACCAGCTCGGCTACGATGAGCGGATCCTCATCGAGCACATGCACCCGGTCGCTAGCAAGGGCAC